CACGCTGAGAGCCGGCGGGCATCACAGGAGCCATGCGAACGGCGGCGTGATGCCAGCCGTGGCGTTTGACTGGCAGAGCGGCGGTGATTCTCGCGGGCTCGATCCGAAAGACACGGCGCAACTTCAGCGATGTCAAGTGCCAGCCGTGATGTTTCAAGGCGGAGCGCAGCAGGATCAGGTGCTCACGCCTGATGGTTGTGCGCCGACGCTCGCTCACAGCAGTTGCACGCACGGCGGGCATCATCAGCCGAAGGTGATGCGCGGTATGCAGGTGCGTCGCTTGACACCTCGTGAGTGCGAACGCCTCCAAGGCTTTCCAGACGACTACACGTTGATTCCTTATCGCGGCCAACTCGCGAAGGATGGACCGCGCTACAAGGCGCTCGGCAACAGTATGGCGGTGCCTGTCATGCGGTGGATCGGACAGCGGATCAAGGAAGTGGAAAGTATCATGAAAGAAGTAGAGGCATCGTAATGGCGAATCCCTGTGATAAGCGCGTCCAGCAACTGACTGCAGCCCTGAACAGCACAACCAAGGCTGTCGAAGGCCTGAACCTTCAGGTGACGCAGCAGGCGGCTCAGTTGGATGCCCAGACAGCGGAGCTCATTGCGCAGACGGTGCAGCTGGATGGGGCGCTGGCCCACATTCAGGTGCAGGTGCAGGTGATCGACAACCAGCAGCAGGAGATCTCCAGGCTGCAAGCGCTGCTGGACAATAAGTCGCCACTGTCACCAGCTGAGCAGACCATCAGCCCGCAGTCAGGGGATGTCAATGCGCATGTGAATGATCCGGAAATAGGGCGGTAGCTACGAATGCTGAGTCTGGCGCGATGGAGAGCGCCTTCAGCAGTTCGGGTGCAGCAGCGATCAGTCGCGCGTTGGCGTCCTGTTCGGGGTCAGGATCCATCGGCGGTTGGGACATGTCGCGCGGGTGAACGGACGCCAGCCGATACCCACCTTGCGTGATCGCGTAAGTTGCGTCCCGCTGTCGCTTTGTGCCGCCGTGCCACGGTCCGGGTGTGTGGTGCATGTCACTTCTCCTTTTGGGAAAGCCAATGAGTAGCGTTCCGCTCCGCGTCCTGTCGCTCGGTGCTGGCGTGCAGAGCACCACGGTCGCCCTGTTGGCCGCACGCGGTCTGATCGACCCTGTTGATTGCGCGATCTTTGCCGACACCGGCAGCGAGCCGAAGGCCGTCTACGCTCACCTTCGCTGGCTCGAATCGGTGCTCCAGTTCCCGGTGCATCACGTCTCGGCCGGGAATCTCAAGGCCGAGATCCTGGGCGCTATGAGCGACGGCAGTAATCGGATCGACGGGCGTCCGCCGTTCCTGACGGGTAGCGGTGGGATGCTGAATCGCCAATGCACCGGCGATTACAAGATCGTGCCTATTCAGCGCAAGGTGCGCGAGTTGGCCGGAATTGCTCGCGGCGCTCGCGGCCCGAAGCACGTCACCGTCGAGCAAATGATCGGGATCTCGACCGATGAAGCCAGCCGCATGAAGGACAGCCGCTTTCGGTGGTTGCTTCATCGGTTCCCACTCATCGAGCGTGGCATGAGTCGCCGCGATTGCTTGAAGTGGTTGTTGGATCATGGCTATCCGACCCCTCCCAAGTCAGGGGAATTATATACTTGACTCCCTTGCATAACAAATTAGGCGCGAGGCCTGCGTTTGCCAGGTTCCGTAAACAGGAACGTCCGCGCGCGACACACGATACAGGCGCAGCCGTCGTAATGCTGAGGCTCGTCGCGTACCAAATCGCGGAGCAGTTCCAAGGCGGCAGAGTGGTCATCAACCAGGGCCTGCCATTCCTGTCGCGTCAGTTCAATCGTAGTCATTTGTGCGGTCCCTTGCGCCTTTCTTCGCCTTGTTCTCCAGAATGGTCTTGCGGCGCTTCCGCTGGACCGCTGGCTTGCTCCGCGCTTTGGGCCGATACTTCAGGACCGTGTCGGCAATCGCGTCGAGTGCCTTCTGCTCTTTCGGCATCACAATCGCCCTCCGGCTGCCTCGATTACGCCGGTCCCATCACAATGCTGGCACGTCACGATTACCGGCTCACGATGGGCGGGTGGAATGTGTGCCATGCGCTCTTTATTGTTTGCCGCCCGTTCGGCTTCCAACTGCTCAACGTCTCTACGCGACTGCTCCAACTGCTCTACCAACCACATCGTGTCGTCCAACGAAACAATGCGGCCTTCACGCAGCGCCTGTCGGATGTTTTGCAACCGCATCTAGTTACCCTCCGGTTTCGCAATCAGGTCCGCGTAGGAGAGCCGCTTCCCGGCCATGCCGTCCACGAAGCTATCCAGCCGGTCCAGCGTCGGCCGCTTGACGTTCCCGTCGTTCAGACGAAACGCAAATTCGTCCACGTAGCGGCCGGTGTGCTTCGGCGTGATGTAGTGGTAGACCCCGACGATGCCGCGCTTCAGGACCGCGAAGGCCGACTCCACGCTGTTGGTCGTGACGTCCTTCCGGCGGTACTGCCGCAGGCCGTGGTTGATCGACTTGTGCCGGTAGAAGAGGCCGTCCATGTCCGCGTAGACCGGCGCTTCGTCGGTGTGCAGTTCGCTCCCAAGTTCGATATGGGAGTAGATCTGATGGCGGACCGCCTCCGTGGTCGGGGTGTCCATCGCCAGCGCCTTGAACCGCCCGCCACGCTCGCGCATGCCGAGCACTGGCGTCTTGCCGACTGGACCACGGCCCAGGTGCAGCCGCTTGTCCTTGTGCTTGTTCCGCTCCTTACCCCCGATGTACGTCTCGTCCAGTTCGACAATGCCTTGCAGCTTCGTCAGATCCTTACCGCAGGCTTCGCGCAAGCGGTGCAGGAGGAACCACGCCGCCTTTTGCGTGATGCCGATCTCCTTCGACAGTTGCAGGCTGGAGATGCCCTTGCGCGCCGTGACGAGCAGATACATAGCGTAGAGCCACTTGTGCAGCGGGATGTGCGACCGCTCCATGACCGTGCCCGTGCGGACGGTGAAGTCCTCCGCGCACTGATTGCAGCGGTAGTATCCGGCCTTACGCGTCGTGATGCGTTCGCCAAGTCCACAGATCGGGCAGCGGGCACCGTTCGGCCACAGCCGGCCTTCTAGATACAGGCGCGCCGCTTCAGCATCGGGAAACCGCTCCTGAAACTGGAAAGTGCTGATCGCGGACTTCGTCGGCTTGGCTTTGGGCACTGGTCTATTCCTGTTGAAGTGGATAACCGTCGATGGGCTTGCCGTTCGGGGCAAGGTGCTCACCATACGGGTTCGGTGGCGCTTTTGTCTCAGCCGATACCCAGCAATGGCCAAGCGACGAGCAGTAGTGTGATACCGAGGCCGGAACACCACACTTGCATCGGTCGAGTGTCGCCAACTGTTTCCGCAATCGAACCAGTTCGCAGTACGGACAATCCTGCGGGACGATCTGATGCTCACAGACGACGAGGTCGATCCTCGTTTGCCGTGGGGCGTGGCGGCCCATTACTGGGCCACCTCGCACTTGGTGGGGTCAGCCACCCACTTCCCGCCCCACAGCTTCCCATTGGCCCCGATGGCCTTTAGGATGGGCCAACCGGCCTGATCGCAGGGGAGGCCGTCGGCGGCCTGCCAGATGCCGACCACTTTCGCGGTCTGCCCGAAGTTTACGACCACCGCGCCGACCTGGAAGCTGAGTGCCATTGCTGGCTCCTTTCGTAATCGGGCGACTTGATTGCCGCATCCGACGAGAGAATCTTACCTCTATTCTGCAAGGGAGTCAAGTATATAATTCCCTTTTATTACGCCAGCCGCGCACTGGCTGCCTGCAAGAAAACTTGTGAATCTACAAGATTTCGCTAGACAACGCGCCGCGAGAGGTGTAGAAACAAATTGAGCCGTGAAGGTGTTGAAGCTTCACGGCCCTACCGACCGCAACACTGTTCTAAGGCGAATGCGGCCAGCGTTACCAGTCAGTGTAGCGCAACCACAGAGCCCCTACAACATATTGCGGTTTGGCCAGCACGGCATGGGAGAAGCACCTATAGCGCTTCTGACTGCGGGAAGAAGACCGCGACAGCCGGACAGACGGCACGTAAAGGTGAGCCAGGATTCAAGACGGGGACTTTTTCCTCACCGACCTGATGCTGTTGGGTAAGCACTAGGGATGTTTGGCCCGCGTAGGTTCTCTAATACCAGAGAGCGTATCAGGGAAAAAAGTCCCCGTCTCTTTAATGGCGATGCTGCTGAATTTTGGAAGCTATGAGAATCCAACCGGCGATGAGGATCCAGGCTTTGCACGGTTCAAGCGGGTGTATCCCCGCAAGGAAGCCTGGTTGGATGCGCGGCGTGAGTGGCGTAAGTTACGGCCAGATGCGCATATGCAAGAGTTGATCATGCAGGCACTGGAGTGGCAGATGCAGCAGGCGAGCTGGCAAGAAGATGGCGGCAAGTGGATTCCTCGAGCCGACAAGTGGATCCGCGGCGGGCGCTGGTTGGATGAGCCGCCAGCAGAACAGCCAGCCAAGCTGGACTGGTTCGCCGAATGCCGCGAGATGCACGGTGGCGCCTGCGGGTTGAGCCAGCAGGTTCACCATACCCGGAAGATCCTGGACGCAGGCAGGCAAGCAAAATGAGCAATACGAGACTGGAAAACATACCGCAACAGTGCGTCAAGTGCGGCATGCCGAAGATTGATTTCAAGCCGTGGATTACAGGCCCGATATACAGCGAGGCCAACGACTGGCTAGAGTATCGATGCAGACGGTGCGGCTGGGGCTTTCATATGCTACCGCTTGACGACAACGGCCGGCGGAAGATCCTGGACGAAGGGAAGAAGCAGGCGACGTCTGGCTCGGTGAAATCCTATGCCGATGCAGAAGCGGCACAGAAGAAACTCACCGCGGCACTGACAGCGGCTGCACGCGCGACGCCTGAAGTCATCGGCCAATTCAACAAGCTTGCGAAAGAGTTCCAGAACACCATGGTCTACAGCGATGATCTCGTGACTGAGATGCAGGCGCTGCTGGTGCAGGTTGGCAACGTGATGCCACACCAGATGGAAGGCGATGACTTGGGCTGATATTGGGTTACTACTAGCCGGCTTAGCCATAGTTGCTTATTTAGGATATGCGTTGTTGTGGCCGAGGCCATGAAAGCCTGGAAGCGCGCCTCACTTGAGATTCCCTGCGGCGCGGAGCGCGGCTGCAGCATCCTCAGCGGCGAGCCGTATCTAGAGCTCTCAGGCGTCAGCGGCTGGCGCAAGGTCAGGTGTGGGCGGCATGCAGGCTGCGCCATTCCAGCGGTGATAGACGAGCCGCAGCCAGAGCGGCCAAGGCGGCTGCAGGTGCCGACGTTTACGGCGTTGCAGGACTTGACGAAGCGGTTCGACAGTCGGAAGAAAGCGGCAAACGATGACGCGTAGTTTTCTAGCCGGCTATTTTGTGATATGCGGCGTGTACTTTGCTGTCAAGGCGGCCTCATATCCTGAGTCTTCAATAGCGATACCAGTTGTGTTTGGGGGCGCCTTGTTTGGCGGGTTTGCAGCGTGGTTGTGGCGGAGCGCGCGCCATGAGTAGTGTCGTCTGGTCCGGCACACTGGAACGGGCAGGCGCCTGCACGGGGCTGAGCACCTACCAAGGGTCATCATCGCTGGGTGACATCAAGACTGGCGAGAAAGAGTGCGCCTTGCGCAAGCGACGCGAATACTTAGCTCGTCAAGCACGCGATGTCTGCCGGCTGTCGCCTGAAAACGTGGGCCTCATCTGGCGGCTGCTGCAGCGGGGTGATATGAACTTTTCGCAGATTGCCAAGCAGGCCGGAGTGAGCCGGTGGACGGTGCGCCGGATGTTTCGGCGAGGTGCGCGATGAGTGATCAGCCCGCGCCCCGCGAGCAGACCATCCGGCAACTAGTCGAGAAATTGTCAGGTTGCATGGACCCCAAGAATGCGCTGACGTTGGTGTTGGAATCGGTAGCCCTCCTCGACCAGCTCCGCACCGAGGGACAGCCGCCACAGGATCCACAGAACAATTACGCAAGACGACTGCTCGTTGACGACGTGGCCACCCTGCGGCAGCAACTGGCCCAGGCGCAGCAGGAACACGCCAACAAGCTCGCAGGATTGGGGACGCAGGCAAAACCGGAGGTCGGCTCTATGCGGGACACGGAGAGCCCGTCAGATGTTCAGGCGCTAGGAAGTAGCCGGTCCCCAATGTTTCAACTCGCACGTGACGCGACAACCGAATTGCGAGACGCTGCGCGCGAAGGGCTAGTAATCGGGTTTCGTAAGCGCGATCTGCTGGTGTTAGCGATTCATCGTGCGATAGACGCTGGAGAGG